GATCATGCTGAACAAATATGCAGTGGATTGGCGTTGGATGGTTGATAAGAGAACCAGTCACTGGTATCAAAGTTCTGTGTTATTCCGTCAGGACAACATGGATGATTGGGATTCAGTTAATCGCAAAGTCACACAACATTTAAAACTGTATAAAATTTAAACAGTTACTTCGTAGCTCTTGCTGTAAGTGTAGGTCCAAACTGGACGTGTGATAGTGTTACTTTGAAACTCATAGTTGCTGTTGGTGCTGGTGGCCAGTTCAGTGGCTCGGCAATAAAAGTGTTGTGTTGAAAATGTATTTAACGCACCACCTTCAACATCAGCTCCTTGTATCACATATGTTTCAAATGCTGAGATATAAGTTAACAACCAAGGATTCATGGTCCTACTGCCTTGGTCGGTTTCAGTCAATCCATCATACAGTATGCCAAATGAATTAAAACTGTTAGAGTTCTGCTGTCTTGTCACTTGCCATTGACCGCGAACAGTAATTCTGCATTGACTTGCAGTATAAGTTATTGAAGTATCTGGGTCTGTATAATCAGTGAGCTGATTACCTATCACTGCTATGGGCCAGTCTGTTGCCGCAAGATGCAGTAGACCACCCGATAGTGGTTGACGGTTAGCTGGTGGTGCGCCATAATCAAACTGTCCGTTGTATCCGTGATTTGGCCAACTTAGTCCAAGACCAAACGTTGCGCCATCATTGTATCCGGCCTGACTGAATCGCCAAAGTCCTTGGTCAATAACTTGTAATCCAGTTGAAGCCGACAGCTCTGCTGAACCTGAAAAACCAGGAGGAGTAAAGAATATTGTAGTCACTTGTTATTTAATCGTTTTTGTTGTCTTGCATAGACAAAGAAAAAGCCCCTTCGGGGCTTTTTCGTACCTTCCCATCCCTGGGTAAGTCTTGCAGTGATTAGCTGAAAGACAAGTTAGATACAGCGATCTCGCCAACATAGTCACCAGCGTTACCGAATGAGCTGGCAGTGTTTGTCAACTCAATGTAACCGTAACGTGTCATGAATGACACAACTGGTTCAAATGTGCTTGGATCCAGAACAACACCAGAGCTCATCAACGGAATGTATGGGCAATAGAACGCAGCGGCATCAGCCTCTGAAGAACCTTTGTAACCAACTAGAACTGCTTGTGAATCACTTGCGTATGAGTCAACATACACTTTCATGCTACCATTCAATGTACCTACAAACTTGGTGTTTGTTGGGGCTTCGAATGTGCCTTCAGTTGTACGAGCAAATGCGCTTGTAGTTGCACTTTGTAGCACTGTCAATGCTGTTGAGCTAACAACAGCCCAGTTACCAGCACCACGACGTGTACGCTGAGCAATTTTATTTGCTACACGATTGATAAGAACGGCCAATGCGGCATGTTCGTCACCAACGAATGTTGCAGTACCACTAACAGCGGCTTGGTTGAAAGTTTCTTCAGTTGCTGCCAAGCTACGTAGGCTTCCAAGAACTTCTTGGTCGATTTCAACCGTAATTTCTTGTGCCAAAGCGGCCATAATTTCTGCTTCTACATCTAAGCCGTGCATTGATTGTGCATCTTGTGCGGCCTCAAACGTCCAACGAGCTGACAACTTACGTGTACGAGCTTCGACAGTCTGTTTTAGGATTTGCACGTTGATCTTACGACCAGGTGAACCTTCAAGAGTACTTGTTGCATCTGCTTTACCAGTACCAAGGGCACCAGAATAAGCTACAGCAATTTTAAATGGGCTTAGTGCTTCATCACCGGCTGTTGTGTTGGTGTCGAAACCACTAGTATCATCAGTTGTCTCTGCATAACGTACACGTAGTGTATGGATTTGTGCAACTGGGCCAGTCATTGGCTGAACACCAACGATTTCGTTTGCAATAACTGTTGGCATTACACGGCGAATCACTGGAAGAATAACGCGATTCAATGTTGCTACGTTGCCTACGGCAGTAGCACCACTTGTTGCGGTTTCTGTCAAGTGCCTACGGGTGTTTTCCAACATTACAGACATACTTGTGCGGCGTGAACCATTAAGACCTTCTAACAGGGCCTCTTTCGTTTCACCCCAACGACTTTCTAAGAGTACTTGTGACATTTTAACTTCTCCTTGTTTAACTACTTTTACTTCAGCCCTGCTAGACGACGTAGATCGATGACATTATTATCATATTGATCTGGTGCCGCCCGAACAGCTTTGTCGCCAGTTACTACTAGGCTTTCGCTCAACACTTGCTTGCTTACTGCAGGCTGTGCTGGCTTACCATTTGTTAGTACTGCTGGCAGATACTTATCGAATGCAGATTTCAGTTTCGGCGTCTGCACTCCTTCCAACAACTCGGTCATTACTTTGGCCTTGTCTTTGGTTAGTGTTCCTAATAATTCAGCAGTAATTTTCTGACGCTCTGCGATATCTCGCGCAACGCGAATTTCTGCTTCTTTGCTTTCTACTAACCTGGTCTTTTCGGCAACTTGCTTTTTACTCTCTGAAATGATGGCTTCTTTATCAGCAACAACTTTTTGTAGTTTACTGATTTCTGCGTTTTCATTTAAGTGAGTTACTGCAAATTCTCCAGCAAAGGCTTCAAAGAGTCTGCGACCAAACATATTTTCGCGAGCTTCTTTAATATCCTTCTTGAACTGTGTTAGTTCGGTTTTTAGATTCTTGATTACTGATTCTTTAACAATAGCCGCACTTTGAGTCACAAATTTCTTTTGTAGTGATTCCAGTGTAGATTGTGCTGTGGTTAACAAACGGACCTTGGTTTCAGCTAAATCCTTCTTGTCGGTAGCAAACTCCTGAATTTCTTCAGCCAACGCTTTGATAACAAAACGGTCTAACTTGGCCATGGCCAAGTTTTGTGCTTTGCGATCTGAGCGCAGTTCCTGAATTTCTTCAGAAAGTTTGGTAGTTAAGAATGAATTAAACTTACGCCCAGTGTTTAATGCGTGTTTCTTAAAAGCTACACGATCTTCCACCAGTTTACGTTTATCATCAGCAAATTCTTTTAGTTCTTGCGTCAGAGTTTCAGTTACCATTTTGTCTAAAGCTTCAACCATTACAGACTTATCGTGCTCGTAGTTTCTAGCAAACTCTTCACGTAGTTCGGCACGTACTTGGTCACGGGTTTCAACTAATTTAGCTTCCCATGCTTCAGCGATTGCTTGCTTTGTGTCTTCGTTCACTATACCACTATCGATCAGAGGTTTGATAGCTTCTAGCATTTGGATCTCCTTATATTTTCAAGTCTTTGATGAGTCTCAACACTGAGGCTCGCAAATACTTTTGGACTTTTGGATCGGCACCTGCATCTTGCGATGCTTCGAATACCCTGTGCCCATAACGCATATTCATCAACCCTTCAAAAACTGGCTGGGGATATGCATTTGGAGCACTAGGTTGTGCAACGATATCAACTGTTACTATTTCAAAATTACGAACTTTACCGGTACTGTCGTCAACTTCACCACTACCACGTGAACTTACTCCTAGTTTTACACCACTGTCTAACATGGTGTGAACTATTTTACCCATTGGAGTTGGAATGATTTTCATCTTGCCAAATCCGTTAGGACCATCCATCCACATTTTAGTAATGACGTGACTAACCCGATCTAGGTTAATTTTAAGATCAGCAGGGTGATCTACTTCACCCAATACACTGTGACCTTTTTTAATTTGTTCATTAATTAAATCAACTGCGGCTGCTATCTCTTCCACGGGATATACCCGCTTGTTGGCATTTTCGACCGCAGCCTGAATAAAAATACCTTTGAGATAAAGATCCTTTCCATCGCCAGTGCCCTCCGACTCTGTTACGAGCTGGGCTTGGTCGAAGGAAAGGTGTTCTCTAAGTAATATAGGCATGCTGTGTCTTTATTACTTGGCTACAATGCTTTTATCATTGACACCACTGGCTTGGGTCGCTGTTGGCTTTGTTGCCGAGGACAACGACTTTTTTCCGCCTGCTGTGTTTTGCACTTTACCAATTAGATCTTTTGGCTTATCTGCACTTGGTGCTGATGTACCATCTGGTGCTGGATTGGATCCGCCACGTGCGATGTTTTTGTTGCTACCGCCCATGTCGTTCTTACCGGCAACTATGCTTTTGGTATTAACACTAGCTACTTTACCTGCATTTGCTACGCCTTGACCTTCTGCTGTTTTGTTGATTTCAGCAACAGTCTCAACGTATTCACGCATAAGTTCTGCGGCAGTTCTTGGATGTCTAGATTTAACTTCAGTCATCTTGGACTCTGCTACAACTTCTTCTGCATCATCTTCTTCTTCATCATCTTCTTCTGCTTCAGTAACTTCTTCGTCGTCGCTAGCAAAAGGATTTCCACCTTCTTCACCGCCGACTTCTTCGCTATCTTCTGCATCATCAACTTCTTCGCCTTCTTCGCCTTCTTCGTCACCGAAGTCAGGATCGTCGATTCCGTCGTTATGCTCTGACTCGCCTTCTTCATCAGCCATTAATTCATCAAATTCTGCTTTAAGTTCGTCTAGGGCATCTTCAAGATCCATAACTCGATCTTCAATTGCGCCTTCGCCACCTTCTGCACCCATGTCACCGCCCATTGCGTCACCGCCGATTTCCATGCTGTCACCGGCATCGCCGAGTTCTGCATCTAAACCACCAGTTTGGTCGTCTGAAGGGAACATTTCCTCTTCTTCTTCACCAATTTGTTCTTCGGCATTGATTTCATTGCCAAGTTCATCAAGTTGTGACTGATCTTGGTCCATCATATTTTCGTAAATCTGACGGCTACGATTTACAACGATATTGTGGAACACTTCACGTGCTTTATCTGTCTCGTCATTGAGAATATACTCAATTAGTTTTTCATAGTGGTTCATAAAGATTCCTTTTTAGGTTAGCATGACTATAGTGTGTATTTACTACGTAGATTAAAAAACCACCTCAAATGGGTGGTTTTTTAACATTTCTTTGCAAAATTATTACATTCCTGGTTGTGCCGGAGGTGCTCCATACTGGATTTTAACTTTCTGTAGCTTTTGTTTATTCTCAATTGCCCGTAGTTCATTCATTAATCTAAGTTTGCTTATATGTGCCAATGTGAGCCTGGTTTTTCTAGTGTCGGTCAGCTTTAACGCCGTATTGTCTTGTTCAGCATCTATCCGTTGATCGTCTTGCTCAACGGAGTTGGATAGATCTGAAAACATTTCGTTTAGTCTCATGATTAATTATTTATGCCAGTGGGGCTGGTTCTGGTGCCGGGGCACCTGGTGGTGCTCCTGGAACTGCACCAGCTTCAGGTGCTCCTGGCATACCTTCTGGTGGCATCATCGCATCTGCTGAACCCATGTCTGATTCAATTCCGCCTGGTGTAATACCCACACCACGCAGACCCACGTCAGTTGTTCCTGGATCTGATTCATTGCCTTTTTCTTCAGCCCATAACTCATCATTTTCCAGCATCTCTTCTTCACTTAAGCCTAGATATCTCTTGAGTAAGAATCGTTTGCTTAGATATGGCAATGGCTCTAGTTGGGCAAATACTGCGGCACGTACTCCGTCAATCTCTGCTTGTTTGTTTTTACTAAAGTTTTGTGGTTCGTTAAATGTCAGGTCAAATATTGAATTGTCAATGTTTACTCCTCTCCAACGACAAAACATCTTAAATTCTGTATCTAATGTTTCGGCCAGCAATGTCTGTAAACGTATACAATACTGGTTAAATCGCCATTCCTGTATTAATGCTGTACCTACTTTGCCATCAGTAACTGATTGCGATCCGTCTTCGGGGCCAGTGGGCAAATAGCTACTGGGAATACGTAATCCACGGAATAGTTTATTGGTAAAGAAACGTAAATCGTCAATTTCTCCCAGGTTTGCCCCACCAGCTAATGTAGTAACATCACTGCCTTTGCCGTCAGCACCCACTGGAAAGAAGTAATCTTCGTTCATGCTCATTGGGTTGTATGTGGCATCCATCATATTAGTACCACCGCCACTCTGACTGGGTATACGACGTTGCCAAACTTCGTTCTTTACACGTTCTACAAATGCCATGGCCATGTGGCTGGGCATATTGCCCACATCAATCTTGAAAATTCTGCGCTCTGGCGCACGTTGTACACGGTAGATGATAATGCTGTCTTCCAGCAATTCCTTCTGCTTAAAGACTTTAAATATCTGTTCTAATATACTATTGCCAAACGGCCAATTGGCATCTAACCCCTCTGTTAAACTTAAATGTACTACATGTTCTGCACCAATTACAGCTTCATTTTGTGCTGTGCTAAACCGAGTTGTCCCACTACTGCCTGTGGATGAAGTAGGTTGATACAGACCACCACTACTGGTATTTGGCTGTGTAGTATGTAGATCGCTTGTGGTTTTTTGTGTAGCAGTTAAATTTTCAAAATTTGGATGTAAATCTTTAATAATATATTGCTCAGGTTCTTTGCCCTTGCTTTCATTTACAATAACTTTAGTTACTTTACCTGGCTCAACCCAGTATAACTCAAATGTTTCTGGATCTCTAAGAAAAACTTGATCGCCATACTTGAGTGAGTTACGGAATAATTTAAATATACGCTTGTTCCATTTGTTCAAGCTAATCCAGGCCAACATTTGTTCTTTTAGTATATTAACTTCTCTATCTGTAGGGCGGCCTTTAAATTGTAGATCAAAAGCCGCACCATTGTTGGTGGCTTTTTGTGTACAAAACTCTGCAATTACATCTAACGCAGAATTTACTTCTGAATCTAAATCCATTTGTTCGTATTGATTATAACGATCTAAACGATTGGGATGACCAGTATATACTTCTGGTAATTGATGTTGGTAATTGCGGTAGGCAAAGTCTGGCCGCTGGTTAGCATTAGTTAGCGGGCTAACATTGTTTATTTCTACTACCTTAAAATGCTTACGCCATGTCATTTTGTATTCCTACTTTTCTTCCTAAAGTAAACTCCGCTGGTTCTTTGCCTGGTTCGAACATTTTTGTTGTTTGCCCATCATTATACCATCGTTTTTTGCTCATCGTTGATCCAATTTTAATATATCGCCCATCATCCTTTCGCCCGATGTTAGCTATTCTTATTTTTTCAATATGCTCTTTAGACTTGGGTTGTTTCATTTTTTGTTTTGTTGCCTCTGATTTTTTGATCCCCAACATGGTCTTTGAAATTTTCATTTTTGTTTCTTTAGAATGTCTCCATCCATAGTGACATGCCCATTGATTTATTTTAATATTATCCAAGATACCACCGTCTACTTTACGTCCGTATTTTTGTATTAAATTACCTTCTAATATTTTTGCTTCTGCATTTGTAAGGTTTTGTGCTATTTTGATTCTTTTTTCCTTAGACGGAGTTAATGTATGTACATGTTTTTTGTGGATTCTGCTATCTTTTCCTTTACCAATATAATAAGGCAATCCATTCTCATCTATATATTGATAGACATAAAAAACGGCTTTGTTTGTTTCAGTTTTCCAGCTCATGACTGATCCTCTGTGTTGTATAATCTATTTATAGACATACGGAATAGCCAGTCTGGTTTAACCTGGCATCTTTTTCCAAAGATCAATCACTTCGTTGCGTTGGACCACTGCTTTTTTAGTAATCTTAATTGATTGTTTGGCTTTTTGTTCTGTCAATGCACGTTTAATCAATGGTCTGGTATTGCTTTCTGTTAATGGTTTAGTTTCTACTTTGGTTTTCTCAACAAAGTTTTCAAACATGTCAAGTGCATTTTTAGCACGTTTGGTTAAACGTAACTCTGATTGAGGGATACGTTTAGACATGGCAGTATATATAGGAGCACTTTCTATAACTGGAGGGGATGTTACAGTCTTGGCTTTAACACTGGTACGTTTTTTTGATGCTACTTTGGGTTTACCAAAATTTTGATCTAACCGAGCACGTATATCGTTTACATATCCTGGTTGTGCTCGATTATCGAGTTTGAGCAGACTAGTCACTAAATCGTTGATTTCTTGACCAATTTCTCTCGTTACTGCTTGTACTTGGGCAGGGGTTGACGCTATTTCACCTGCCGGCGTTGCGGCTGCACCTGTTGAAGTTGCTGTTCCACCTGCGGCTGCACCTCCTGCTGGTGCTCCTGCTGGTGCTCCTGCTGGTGCTTCTGCTGGTGCTTCTGCTGGAGTATCTGGTTTAATTCCCAGTGCGGCTTTGGCTTTAGCTACTGCTGGATTATCAGGATTACCTGGGCCACCTGCGGCTGCACCTCCTCCTGCTGGTGTTGCTGTTCCACCTGCGGCTGCATCTGGTGCTGGTACTGCTGCCGCGTCTGTTATTGCTTGCGGTACTGGTAATTTTGATTGAGTAAACACATCTGAAATTACCGTTGCTGGCACTCCTTGACCTTGCAGGAAGGTTGCAATTTCATCTGATTCAGTTGGTTTATCTTTCCCCCAATTCATTCTTAACTTCTCGGCAGTAATTTTTGTGGTAAACTGATGCCCAAGTTGTTTAGCACCTGCCCACATTCTACTCAGTAAGCCTGGTTTTTTTGGCGTGGATGCTCCGGCTGCTGTTGCACCTGCTGGTGTTGCTGTTGCACCTGCTGGTGCTGGTGCTCCTGCTGGTGCTCCTGCTGG